TCGACGTCAGCTTGCGGACGTCGCACGGCTACGCAAACGGCGCTCCGATCCCCAAGCCCGTCGCAATGTTGCTCCGCATGATGATCAAGCACGGCATCAGCCCGGAGGACGTTTAGGAGAGCGAAACAGATCATCCAGCATTTCGATCAGCTGGATCTCGAAAGGCGCCAGGCGGACGCCGGCGAGCCTGACGAAAGCGTCGAGATCCGACCAGGCGATCGGCTCGGCCGAGAAGCCGGACCGCCGCCGCGCGTTGAGCCGGCAGAAAGCGATCCAGACATGCTCAAGCTCCGAGGGCAGCGGCGGCGTCGCCAGCTCGGCCTCGAGCTCGGCACGCCTGTCGGGCTTCCGCGTCCGATCGAGCAGGCCCTCGAGGATCTGCCGATAGGGAACGCCGTTCTCGAGCGTCGCGAGCTCGAAATATTTTGCAGCGAAGGCCCTCAGCTCGTCGCGGAGGGCTGAATAAAATTTGCCTCGTCCCGCAGATATTCCGTGATCTGTTCGAGCAGCCAGCCCTTCTTGCGATCGAGCAGCAGTTGCTTGGCAGCGTCCGGACTGTATTCGATCAGCTGGCCGTCAAGCTTGATCGGCGTGAAGCTTTTCGTACGCGTCACGATGTTGTCGACGTTCTCGACGCGGAGCTGGTCGAGGCTTTCCTCATCCTCTTTCCACTTCTTGCCGTTGATTTGCGCCTGCCGCCTGGCCGTGGCCTTTTTCAGTGCCGCGCCGGCGACGCGGTTCGAAAGTGAGATCGTGACGGGATGACCCGGTCCATAGAAGGTCCAGATCCAGCCGGTCGGTTCGAGCGTTTTCGGATGCCTGATGAGGAGCTCGCCCTCGTCGCCGGCGTCGAGATCTGACAGATCGATATCGGTCATTGTGTACCCCTTGGCTGAAACGGCGGTTAGGCCGCCGTGGTTTGAAAAGAGATCATGGTCGGATCGAAACCGTTCGCCGTATCGGTCGCGACGCCGACCAGGCCGGCCGGGATCGCAATCGTTTGCGTGCGCGGGCCGCCCTGCTTGGTGAAGGCGGAGGGATCGACGCTGCCGAGCGTGAAATTCGGGACCGCGATCGACAGGAAATCCTTCGGTTCGGCCGCATTGTCGACGGCCAGGATGTGCAGCGAATACCGCGTCTCCGCGATGAAATCGGCGAGCCTCGCGAGATCCTTGCGCAGCGCAGTGACATTCATGCTGACCTGCAGCGGCGCCGTGAAAACGTCAGGCGAAAATTTCTGGCCACCCGATCCGAACGTCGCAGGCGCCGATGGCGAGATGTCCAGCGTCAAGTCAAACGACGTCAGCTCAACCAGGTCGACGCCGCCAAAACGTATCGTCGCATCGACGACTGAGAACGGCGAGTCCTGTGTCGCGACCGGGTTCGCGAACATCGGCGAGGCCCCATTCGCGAGCGCTTGGATCTGGCCCGTCCCGACCAGCGACGGATCCGCCATCAGCAGAGTGTTTGCCGAGGACATCGAAAACTTGATCGCGCCCCAGACGGCATCTTGCACCACGGTCGATTGATCGATGTCGCCCTCATACTCCTCAACCGTGAAATACGATTTGAGCAGCGTCGCCGGATTGATCAGCCGCTTGCCCGGCCTGGTCAGCGAGCATGTCGTATCCGCGACCGCATTCGCGGTCAGCGGCTCGGCGGTAAAGAGCCGCGACCGCATTCGCGGTCAGCGGCTCGGCGGTAAAGATCTTGGTTGTCGACAGCGCCGCAACGCGCAGATTGCGATTGACGTTCGCCGCGTCGGGCAGACCCGTCGCGCGGATCACGTCGCCGACGCGGAAACCCATCGCGATCGGATTGCCGGCCTGCAGGTTGAAGCCATCGACATCGGTCGTCAGACCGGTGAAATCGGCCTGAGTTTTTGCCAGAACGCTCGCGTCCCACGTCCCGCGCATGATCGCCTCGATGATCGGATCGAGCGCGCCGAGCGAGGCCTCGGCGCTATAGGCTGCCGTGACCTGCTGCGTGCCATGACGGCCGCGCGTCGACATGCCGTCCTTGCGGATCTCGGCGGAAGCCGGCGATGCGCAACACATTGGCGCCGGCGCCGTTCCCCGGCACGCCAAGGCCCGCCTGTTTCTTGTACGCGACTTGCGCGTTTGATCCGGTCTGGTAAGTCGTCATGGCCGCGAGCTCCTAACGGGTGAAATAGAATTCGAAGGGGATGGCGACGGTCACACCGAATGAGTTGCCGTCGTCGCTATCCGAGCCGCCGCCCTGAACGGAGGGCCCATAACAAACAACCTTGGTGTTAGGCTCATCGTTGTAGAACGTCGCGGCGCGGAAGATGTCGCCGGCCTTGCCGGCGAGCGCGAGGTGTTCGGCCAGACCGCGCCCTTTCGGCACAAAGGTGTGAATGAAGATATGGCCGACAGTCAGCCAGGTCTGATTTCCCGGCAGACCAACGCCGCGAAGCGTCGTCTGCGCCTGGATCACCTCGAAATAGATCCATGGCGTCGCGGGCGGCCAGGGCTTTCCTGGCGGATCCTCGTTTTGATATTTGACAGGCGCCGCATCGAACGCGCCCTCAAAGCGCGCGCGCATCGCGGCGACCGCGCCAGCCCAATCAGCCATTACCTGCCCCTGATCTCCAGCGCCGGCTGGCGCACAAGCCAATCCTGACGCGCCTTCTCTGACATGCGCCGACCAGGCCGGATCCGACGCGAGAACGAGGCGAAGGCCTGCACGCCGCCGAACCGGACCGGCATGAAAGTGAACTTGACCGCGGCCTGGTTGCCATAGCGGCCCGCGACGATCAAAGCGGTGTCCTCATAGACGTGACCGGGAACGCTCATCTTGCCGCGGCCCATCTCGATCTTGCGCGCATACGGAACGGGATTCGAGATGTTGATCTGATCACCAGGCCGCCAGGCGCTGACGTCGCTGCCCTCGACGACATGGCCATTCAGAAAAACCATGTGGCTGTCGCGGTAGAGCCCCGGATGCTTGTCGCCCTTCGACCCGACCGGCGATCGCTCGCGCAGCGTCGCCAGCGCGAAATCGACGACATCCTGCATCGCCAGATAGCGAAACACGATCCGCATCAGGGGACCTTGACAATCTCGTCGGAAGACCCGGTGACGATTTCCTGCACGTCGATCGGAATGATCGCGTCGTTGCGCACCCTGTCATCCTCGTCGCGGATCGCGCGCAGCATCTCCTTCCGCGCGCGGCGCAAGGCATCCTGTTTCGCAAGCTGGATGTCCTGCCGCGCATTGAGGGGAGCAAATCCGGTCCCGGTCAACGCGCCCTTGAGAAGGAGGCTTGCCTCATCGGCGGTCGAGATCTCGCTGGCCTCGTCGAGGCGTCGGCGATAATCATCTTCGTCGAAGATGCGAACCATTCTAGTCACTCACTAGGATTTCCAGCGCGATCAACACGCCGGCGACGCGGCGCGTGTCGTCATCCGGATAAATGATCGCGACCTCATGACCGCGGAAGAACAGCTTGTCGCTCGTCGTCAGCGGCAGCATCGCCGACAGCGCGACCTTGCCATCAGGAACGACGGCACCGGGATCATTGATCAAGATCACCTTACGATCCGTCAGCTTGATGTCGCCGACGATGTCTTTGGCATTGAGCCCGACCACGCGGCCGCGCGCGATCGCTTCCTGCACGATGGCGCGGCCGGCGCCGGTCCCGGCATAACGACGCACAGCGATGTCCTCGCCGACCTCGGCGAGAACGGATCTATACCGCTGAAGCACATCAGCCGCCATCATCGCCACTGGCTCTATTTGCCGGCCGCGCGCTTCGCGTCGGCCTTGGTGATCACGGAGAGCTCAAGCCCTGCATCCAGCACGAGGACACGGCCAACAAGGTTGAGACGTCGCTCAAGCTGCGCTCGAAGCTCGAAAGCCATGACAGAGCTGAGCGGCTTTGCAGAGCGCACCGCAAGCATGTCGTCGGGACCAAGCGTGAGCTTTGTCACTTCGAACTCCACATCATCCAGCATGTTCACAAGAAAACTCCTTTCATGCCACGGCAACCGCCGGCCTGCGAAACGGCGCGATCGAGGCCAGCACCCGCGGCGGCAACAG